GGTGAATCCGAAGACGCTTCGCCCCTTATCTTCGGCCCGTTTCATGCATGTTTCATATGAAATGTCGCGCATATCACTCTGTTCCTCCATTTTAGTATTCGATACAATACCGAGATTGAATGTGCCGCGATACGTTGATCCGGTAGCTTTCGCGGGATACACAACCTGCACGTTCGACCCCTCATTACCGCAAGCGGGCAGCGTGCTCTCGGATTTGTTCCATGCGGCGCCAGTTATGCTTCCGTTTTGAGTTCCTAAAAAAAGCGGGTCGTTCGAATTGCCCGACGCATTAAGTGCCGCTCCAACATAATTCTGCTGGTTTCCACTCGGTATTGCGTATCCGGGTTTCGTTTCTATGGTGGTTTTTGCGGGACATCCGTATTTTCCGGAGGCACTGTCCATTAAATTATCAGACGCCCACTGCTTGAACAACCCTTTATCTGTAACGTATCCAGTGACTGCATTCGTCCCGCTACCAATTTTAATATTTTGTCCCGCAAATTTATGTCTACCAGAATCGCCAATTGAAGCTAAAAATGCTGCAGCATTTGCGGTTTGCAGGGCGCGAGTTTTCTGAGCTTCATTTATAGCTCCCTGCAGTGATGCCGGGTCGAGGCTGTATTCATCATATTCGCTTGTAAATGTGCGCACAGTTGTGGGTGCATCCATAGTTTGCGTAGGCGCGGCTGACGCCACCGGCTTTGGTTTACATCCTTGTGCTACTACAGGCATTATTGGTTTCTATTATTTTATTGTTCTATTGTTCTATTATTCTATTATTCTATTATTATTAATTTCTTATTTTGTATTAATTACTAATAATAATATTTTTAAAAAATAAATACATCATTTACTGCCTTCTCTACCCAACCTAAAGTAAGAATATGCATAAAATAGCGCTAAACATAGAAGTGTTCCCATTAGTGCGTATTCCACATACATTGTATCATTGTCACTTTTCAATATGAAATATATGCCGCAAATAAGCGCAACTACGAATAGAGTGTATAATACATATTTGTATCGCCCTGCTGTCATTTGAACGTGTGAATCTAAATTATCCAGTGCGGAAATGGTAGATTCTTCCGTCTTTACGCTGTCAATATATTCCATGACTTGGGGTTGAAGTTCAAATTGGATGCGGTAAATGCTGTCGTTCAACATGCTACCAAACTCCTTTTTGAGCCCAGGTATTTTCGAAAATTGGTCGTTGATATCTTTCTTTCGAACGAGGATGTCTTCATACATGGCTTGAAGCTCCTTGACGAGAACCGTTTTTGCAGTCGGCGCATTTTCACCAGCCATACACCGCGTTTGTTTTGAAACCCGTATTCCCGCAACATCCGCGCCGCCACTTGATGGTAAGCGTGCACCCTTCACTCCACCATAGCATCGCCCCTTCCATTCCGCAGACCGTTCCCCACTATAGCTGTTGTCAAAATAAACAACCGTTTCGAATACTTTATCCTTTAGGTATGGCATTGGTTCAACAACTATAACTGACCCATCAGGTTGAATTACTTCGACTCGTTCTGATGGGTTTTTAGCGAGTTCCTTGCAGGCATATAAACCCCTCTCGTAACCAGTATCGCTTGCATATCCTTCATACCGTCCCAGATAGAACCATCCGGTCCCGTAATTGGTGCCCGGATTGGTTCCGGCAGGTGGAACGAATGACCCATTTTCATTGGTATCGGTCCAATACGTGCGGTCAGCCGTGGTTACTCCGATTGAATTGAATTGTGGATTTGAGCTGGTTTTACTGTTCATAACGCTTCCATAGCACCCATATTTCCAATTTCCGTTATAGCCGTCCTCGGGATTATAGTGAACAACGCGCGTGTAGAGCTTGTCATCTCTGAGCGCAGCTTGCTTGCAATCTGTCAGCGTATCCGTGTCTCCGAGATAGAACCAACCAGCGGATTCGCTGTCGTCTCCCGGAGACAGTCCGAGACCGCTCATATCGTTGCGTTTCGGGTTGTCATTCCATTCTCCGTCTCGGTCCTTCATATATTGAGTATATTCGCGATGTTTCTCCGTGTATCGTCGAACTACATCCTCCAATTCGCGCTGTTTGACCTTTAATTCCTTAATGAGTTCGTATTTACCGTCACTATATTTGTCACTGTAAAACGGCGGATTTTGGTAGATGTCTGCAGCGCCTGCTACATTATCTCGTGTGTTTGAATCCAATGCGCCTCTTACCATTACCGCCGCATCGCGAAAATCCTTTGAGTCTTGCGATTCTGGCATTTGAAATATTTGTATTTATATGATATATTTAATAATTATTCCTGCAATCTAATAAACCGCGATATTTTATTTATTATTTATTTATACGAGTTTAATGTTTAATGTTTATGATATGTGTTTGTGTTTGTGTTTGTTTACTTTACAGATACAACGTAGTCGCGATGCCGTTGAACCGATTTCCTCTCGATTTAACATCCTCGTTTTGAGAGAATAGTTCAAATCCGGTTTCTAAATCCTTCATATTCAGAGAACGTCGCTGTTCGCTCGGTCTACAGAACACGCGTCGACTATGCGCAATTTTTGTTTTTGTGAAGAACACTTCTATATCACGTCCAAAGTATTTGAAATAGTCATAATGCTCTTTGAACCATGCGTCTTTTACCGAGTCCACTTCTTTAAATGTCCATCGATTATCCCTTACAATCTTTTCAAATATCTTTCTCAAATCAACTGCGCTATAGTTGTCTATCTTGTAGCGCCACGTGAATCGAGACGACAGCCCCTCATTATAACTAAAAAAGCAGTCGGTCAGCTCTTTCTCATATCCGGCAATGATTACCATGAGCTCGTGCTTGTGGTCGCTTAGCGCTTCGCATAGCGTGTCAATGCATTCCTTCGAAAAGCTGTCGCGTTTCTCCGTATTTCCGAGAGCGTATGCTTCGTCTATGAAAAGCACACCGCCGATGGCGGAATCGATCACTTCGCGAGTCTTAATAGCGGTTTGCCCAAGATACCCAGCAATCAAGTCGGAGCGAGTGACCTTTTTAAATGTATTGGCCTTTAAAATTCCAAGGTGGCAGAAAATATTGCCGAGAATTTTGGCAACCTCCGTTTTTCCAGTTCCTGGTGGACCGTATAATACGGTGTGCATGAAGTCGCCCGTGGGTGTATGATTACTGGACGATGCGTACTGTTGTTTTGTGGAGCGATTCCCAGATTTGGTTTTAAGTGGATAGCGACCGCCGCCGCCACCGCCGAAGTTCATATTTGCAAAAATGGATGCGAGTGTGCCTGGTCCTCCTGTACACCCCGCTCCCCCCGGCCCTACTCCTCCAAGTGGTGTGTTTTGGTTTGGCGAACACGTTGAATTGGATGTCGACGTTGATGACGATGATGTTGACGTATTTAAAATCGGATTGGTTGCAGTAGTGCCGCCATTGGCATTGTTATTGGTGGTAGTGTTACTGTTATAAATTTGTTCAACATCACCAGTGCCACCGCCAAAAGAAAATGGATTTTTAAAATGAAACAGTACGCTGTTACCGTCGGCAGATTTGAAAATGGGTATTGAGTTTGAGGTTGTAGAATATGTGGATGCGTCAAAAAAAGGGTTACAGGTTAACTGAGCGGGACCGCTTGAACAAATGGGCGGAAGCTTTTGTGTGTCGTCATCGTTATCGTCTACACAGTCAGGCACTGGTGGAAGATGCAGTTTTTGAATAAAGTAAATAATTTGGTCCAATACCGTCGTTTTTATACTCTGCATCCCAATCATGTTATTTAGTTCGCGAAGATAGGGACAGATTTTGTGAAGTGATAGCATGTCTATATTGTATCGGACGTTTTCGGCGAGTTTATATTTTTCACATAGGTGCAACAAATCAGTCACCGTTGTAATTTGGTCTTCAATAATGACCTGTTCAACGCAAATAATGCTTTGTTCGGTTGCACCGTCTTCGGTGTAACATGAACTACGAATCTGTCCCGTGCAACTTTCCGGTTTAAATGATGCAGTTTTATTGGTGTCATTAATGTCATTAATGTCATTCATACTTGTTTTTATAGTCGATGGATCATTGTTATCAGAAACCGCATACTGAATGTTCCTGGATTTTAAATACGTTTCAATTTGTGTCACGAGTGTGTCAACGGACGCACCGTGCATGTTTGAATACTACGATATTACGAAATTAATGTGTATAATAAAATAATTGTTAATTCGTGTTTATATGAATTTTCATGTCATATTTATTGATATTTTTAGACTTTTAGAATTCTGCAGCACGCATTTACAACAACCATCCACTCCACTCCGTAATCCACTCCGTAAACAAGCCGCAAGCTTCTTCCGTCGTGATTTTTCTATCCGCCAACAGTTGAGCAATTTCCTTGAAGCCGTTCACCTGTTCTTGGTGTGAGTGCATTATGTCGGCAGTTATTCCAGCATCGCGCAAGTCCTCAATCAAGGAACACGCCCGTTCCGTCGTGATTTTTTCATCTGCCAACATCTCGGCAATTTCTTTGAAGTATGTCCGTTGTTCTTGTGGCGTGTTCATTGTTTGTGCGTTCATTTCTGATTTTTTCCTGCGATCGGCAGCGGTCCAATCGGCCACTGTTTTCAACCAGTAGGTTGCATTTGCCTCATCGTCATTGTCGGGTTCGGATTCCGATTCATGTGCTTCATCCTCTTTTGTATCATCTGTCTGAAACAATCTCCAGTATTCAGGAGTGCCCCATTTAGGAAGTTCGAGAACGAATTCTGGAGCAGCAGTCACAGCGTCGGCTTTTATGATAGCGACATCGACATCGTGATGCGATTCAACTGTGTCGGCGACGTGACCGGTTTTCGGTGTCGATTGGGATAGAGATGTTCCGTTATTGGCCATGAAATGCTCGTTGATGATAATGCTACTACTTTACTACATATTAATTTAAGAAAACCATATCAATTTTTTTACTTACATTTACTCATCATACTTGCATTTCTTCAAATGATTTATTTCAGTCACACCAGAAAGGCATGTGACTTTGATCGTCACACATTTCCATGAAGTCGAGTTCTCGACGTGAACACAGTGTTGCCATGAGATACTTTTCTGCCAGTTTACGTTTTTCTGTCAGCGTAAGAACGTTGTCGGATTTCGTGGTGGCGACGTCGTCCTGTGGTTCAACCGTGTCAACGGCGTCGTCACTGGATTGAGTGGATTGGGATGGAGATGTATATGTTCCGTTATTGGCCATGAAATGTTCGCTGCGTTGATGAATCGTTACTATGTGACATAGATATATGTATCGAAAACCCACATCAATTTTTTAATTCCATGTTCTCTGTAGAGAACGTCTAACTAATGCAATAAAAAAATTGATTTAAAAGGCCGGGCTTACATATAGTAAGCAGTTACAAGCAACAACAACAACCACTCGTCTTCGCAAATCACAAATCGTCATAACAATGGCCGGAAAATCGAAGTCAACAGCAAGTAAATCTGGATCCAAAGGTAAGTCGTCTTCCGCTCTGAAGACTGCAATGACTGCACGCAACAATCCTGCTGCGCGCGCGCGTATCCCACAGACAGTTGGCCTCCCTGGCCAGGTCGCGAATAACGCGGGAGGATTCGCATTCCCGCTACCCATCGAACAGGAATGGATGCGGTACCTCATCATCGGAAGCAAGTCCGACAATGGCAATTTCTACCAATCTGGTGGACAAATCGCAACGTGCATTGCCAAATGCATCATGGCCGCCGTGTCAGACCCTACCCTTTTCAAGCAACTCCTGTGCGACCTCGTGGATGTCTCAGTGAAAGGGCGTGCTCCAAAACAAGAAATGACAATGATGTCACTGGCAGCATCCATCGTGTTTGCACCCAATGCGGAATGCAAGGCACTGGCACTTGATTCCGTTGAACGTGTGTGCCGAATCCCGACACATTGGTTCATGCTGTTGCAATTCATTCGCGACTTTTCACAAGACAAATCGAAACCAGGAAAGGGAATGGGCAAAGGTGTGCGAAGGGTCTTTGCCAAACTCTACACGTCGCGCGCCGGTCTCGAACTCGCGGTTCTCCTCACCAAATACAAAAATCGCGAGGGCTGGACGCATCGTGACATCATTTCACTGCTCCACATCAACCCGGCAGACATGAAAGATGATGGTGCGCGTCTTGTGCTGGACTGGTTCATGAAAGAAGACAAACCTGCGCGAAAAACAAAAGATGGCGCTGATGTTCCTGCGAAACTTGCACGCACTGAATTCCTCGCAAAATTGAACGCCATCCCCACGCCACTTCATGCGCCATCATCCGCCACAAGCACAAGCACAACCACAAACACGACCACCGGCACAAGCTTTGCAGGCACAATCTCGACCGCAATTTCAAATGCATTCTCAAGCGCATTCTCAAGCAGCACAAAGGCCGCAACGCAAGCAGCCGCAGCAGAAGTTGTTGCATCCACTATTGCCTCAGTCGAGGCAGCGTGTCCTGACCAGCAACGTGAACAAGGGCAACAACAGGTTTGTGTTCATTTCAACATCATTTCGGGGCCCATGGCCGGCGAAGACAAGCTGTCGCTCAAGATCGGACTGCACGAGCCGCTGACAAACCTCTTGCAAACATTCACCGAGATTGGAGCCGGTGAAGTGGAACTTCGATTCAACACAATCGTCATCACTTCAGAAGACACAATCGCAAAGTTGATTTCGCAAGGGTTTGACCTGACAAAGCGCAAAATCTACGCTCGCGCCATCACCAAGAAACAACAAGAATCCGCAGCAGCCGCAGCAGCAGCAGCAGCAGCAGCAGCAGCCGCAGTTCCAGCGAAAGAAATACATGGTCCGGCAACACACCCTGTCTCAATTCAAACTGCTCCTGTTCCAACCTCAGAAATGTTGGAGAGCGAACGAAGGCCAAAGTGGGAGAAGGAAGATCCGCTCATTGCAACTGCACGATTCCTGAAAGCGCTCGTCGAACTTTCAAAGACAGGTGCCACGAAAGACACAACTACGGCACTTCGAGTGATGCGCGACGTGCGTCGCATTCAGCGCGAACATCTTCCTACCGAACTTCTGTCGTGTCCGGCAATTTGGTCATCGCTCCTGGACGACATGGGAATGACAGCCCTTGTGCGCAATCTCGGCAAACTGTCAAGCACTGGCGTTGCGTCGACAAAGGGTGATGTCATCATACGGATGCTTACCGACCAGAAACGCATCACAGAATCGCGTCTCCATCCGTTTGCAGTTCTCGTCGCACTCAAAACCTACAGCACGGGAAAAAGCGACCTCGGTTCATCGACGTGGCCGGTGAATTCGTGCATCCTGACTGCATTGTCCACTACATTCAGAATGGCATTTGGAAACGTCGAGCGCACTGGCAAACGCATCATGATCGCATTGGATGTCTCCGGAAGCATGTCGGGTGCAATGTGCGCAGGTTCGACAGTTGTCAACTGCCGCGAGGGGTCGGCGGCTATGGCAATGGTTACATTGCACGCCGAAGGTGACGCCAATACGCAAATCTACGCGTTCA